GCCGGCGCAGCACGCGCCGAATCCGCCCGTGATCGTGTTCAAACACCAAAAATGGTCGTACTTGTTCCGGTACTGCTTCCATCCTGCATGGGCGCGCTCGACGGGCGTGAGCCCCACGAAGTCGACGAACAGCGCGCCGCCTGGCGGGTGGTAGGGCGCGCACGCCGCCGATATCGGGTATTGCTGGCAGTTCGGCGTCAGGCCGCCCGCGGCGGGGAAATGGCATATGGGTATCTGATACTGCCCAAGCCCGAGCACGTAGCTCGCCGAGAAGCCCGTCGGCCCGCACACGCCGCATCCCGTCGAATGCGCGTACATCGAGACCGTGAGCGAGCCGGGGCCGTTCTCGGCGCTGCTCGTCACGCAGCCGCAGGCGGGCGTATGCCTGCACCATTTCGGCGTGAGCGTCAGCTCGACCGAGATCGTCAGCGAGTAGCCGGGCACCGCGTAGGCGGCGTTCTGGTTCTCGTAGATGACGATGTTGTCGGCGAACTTCAGCACGCCGTTCGCCGCGATGCGCGCGCTCGCGCCGAACATGATGCGGATCCTGCCGACGGTCGTGAGCGTGATCCATGCGCCGTTCAGCGTGCCGACGCCCATGCCGCTCGTGAGCCCGAGCGCGGTCAGCCGCGCGTACAGGATCGGCTCCTTGACGTCGATCGCCCACGCAGCCTCGCTCGCGCCGTTCTCGGGATTGTTCACGCCGCACGGGTACGGGTTCGACGGCTGCCCGCACTCGAGCGGGCTGCCGCTCGTGCCACAGCGCGAGGCGTCCTCGGACGAGACGACCGTCTGGTGCCCGGGGACGATCGTGATCGGCATGTCGATGCACGCCTCCTCGACCGAGCCCGACGTCGCGGTCGTGCATCGGTTGACCACCGACACCGCTCCGCAGGCGGCGACCTGCGGGAAGTCGGTGCTCGGCTGCGCGGTCGCGGTGACGCTCATCCTGCCGAAGAACCTCGGCACGATTCGGCGGTTCTCCCCAGGCCACCACGCGGGGTTGCTGCCCGTCGACGTCGCCGTCGTCGGGGTGGCGCCCGTGCGCAGGCAGTCGGTGAGCACGAAAGGGTACGGGTCGGGCGGCACCGACGGCCAGTTCTGCCCCTGCGGGCCCGTCGAGATGCACGGCACCTGATCCTTGCTCCCGCCGCGCAGCTTCACGGTGCCGTTGAGCACGTAGGTGAGGTTGTCGATGTACTCGGTTCGCTTGCAGTTCCGCACGCCGACGGTGCCGCTTCCGTTGCAGTTCTGCGCCGTCGAGAGGGTCGGCAGCGCAGGGCACGCCACGGCGCAGTTCTCCTGCACCATCTGCCGCCGCCATGCGTTCAGCTTGAGGTTGACGCTCGCCGAGCTCTGGTTCTTCGCGGTGATCGAGTTGTGCCACGCGACCCAGAACGGCCCGTCGAACTTCGTCGGCCCCGTCGGGCGCCCGATGCTCGTGTAGCCGGGTATGACGAAGGGATCCGTCTCGTCGCAGCCGTTCCCCTGGCACGGTATCCATGCCTGGCACGGCGTCACCGCCGGCGGATCCTCGCAGCAGCATGGCCTAGCGCTCGACATACGACGGCGGCACGAGGTACCACCCCTCCTCGAGGTCGACGGAGTTGTCCGAGAGGATCCACTCGCCGCCGACGAGCGCGTACACGCGGGCGCGCGCGCCGTGGCCGATGCGGACGGGGCTACTCTCGGGGACGAGCACGGTTCTCGTGCAGCCACTCGCGAAGACGAGAGCCAGCAAGAGCGAGGCGATCGCGAGCAGGATCAGCATCGCGCGCAGGACGACGCTCAAGATGCTCAAGAATCGCAAGCGCCAGGCCGGCGAGGAAGCGCTCAAGCATCCCGCTCCCTCGCGTCACGCGCGAAGATGAGCCCGAGCCCCGCGAGGATCGCAGCGATGCCCGTCGTCCAGTCGGGGTTCGGCCATGCGGCGACGATGCCGCCGACCGCGGTGAGGATGGCGCCGATGCCGGCGAGGGTCGTCTTTCCGTTCTTCATAGGTCGAGCTTCTCCTCGATGCGTCGGATGCGCGATCCGTAGTCGGCGAGGTCGCGGCGCGCCTCGAGGAGCTCGCGGTCGATCGCGTTGAGCTTCGCCATGACGCGCACGGTCGTGCCGACGATCGTGGCGATGATGGTCAGTGCGGCGGCGAGGTCGGGGAAGTCCATTACTTCGTGGCCTCCGGCGTCACGTAGAAGCTTCCCTCGAACGCGCGGGTCACCGCCGCGCCGACGGTGTACTCGAGGTCGTACACGCCGCGCTGAGGCGCACTGAGCGCCGCGGTCGCCGTTGCGGTGACGTTCGCCGTCACGTGGGTGTGGTTGCCGCTCTTCGCGATGGTCAGCGTGCCCGGGCTCGCGAGCGCGAGGACGGTCGTCCCGCTCGCGTGCGACGGACGGAACTTCGCCGCGCACGTGCCGCCGAGCGCGACGAGGTCGACGTCGAGTATCTGCCAGAGATAGGTGAAGGTCGTGCCTTGCTCGATCACGACGTCCTGTTGCGTTGCGGTCATGGGCAGGCTCCGTCGATTGCCTGGGTGTTGATGATCAACCAGACGAGCGTGCCGTCCGAGATTCGGTGCGGCACCGTCATAACATAAGTCCCGTTCGGGATCGCCACTGGCGCGAAGCCTGCGGGAATGGTCGTGCGCGTGATTCCGTACGACACCCATCCGAAGCCCGTCGCATTCGAGAGCTCGGATACCGACAGCCCTGTCTCGGTCTGGGTGTCGGCGGTGAGCGCGGGCACGTAGGAGCCCGCCACGCCGACCTGGGCGCGGCGCAGCGTGTACTTCCACCGGAAGTTCGTCGCGCTGATCACGGTCGACGAGACGACCTGCATGAGCTGCGAGGTGACGGGCTCGAGGCGCGGAGCCTGCGAGGTCACGCGCGCGAGGTCGGAAGACTTCCGCGCCCATACGGTGTTCCGGTTGATGCCGCCCGAGTACATCAGTACCACCGTCCCGCGCACGCCTGGTACCGCTGCGACTTGCCGAGGTCGCCGGCGGGGAAGATGTCGTCGAAGTTCACCGCGCCTCGCACGGGGCGCGTCCAGTAGACGGTCTTCGGGTTCGCGTTGTCCATCTCGACGCGCCCGTCGGACGCCTTGACGGCGTACTGCGAATGGTGGAAGTACTCGTCGTAGAGGTACTCCATCGCGACCTCGTAGAACTCGCTCTCGAGGTGGTTGATCGTGGCGCCCGAGCAGACGAGCGAGCCCGCGGGGAAGTTGAAGAAGCTCACGCTGTTCTTCTTCCCGAGGTACGCCGAGATGACGCCGACGAGCCCGTTGGTGAGCACGGGGTAGCCTGCGATCGGCAGGCTGTTCGAGTCGACGACGAGCCTGAGCTTGAGCCCGATCTGCTTCACGTCGACGTCGACGTCCTTCGCGGTGCCGCCGATGTCGGCTGCGGTGATGTCGAGCCCCGCCGGCGGCGCGGTCGTGACGGGGTCGCGGTAGAGCCGCGTGTTCCTGCTCATGAAGATCGGCAGGAGCTCGCAGGGGAGGATCAGCTGCCGCGAGAGGATGGTGCCTGCGCTCGGGTCGTAGCCGGTGATCCCCTTCGCGGCGTTGGCCTCGAAGTACCTTGTCTCGTAGTTCACCGTCACGGTGATTCCCTTGCCGTCGGGCTGCCCCCACTGGTGGCTGCGCACGAGCATGGATTCCATGAGCGTCGTGCCGAGCCCGCCCGTCGGATAGAGGTACGGGTCGCCGATGTCGGGGATGACGGGCGCGCCTGCGCCGAGCTCGAAGAGGATTCCCGCGACGTCGTTCGGCTTGAGCGGGTTGCCGTCGACTCGCTCGACGTGCCATTTCTCGGTGAGCCGGTGGATGTCCCAGATGTCCCCGATCTGGAGCTCGTAGCTCATGACCCATGACCTGTAGAGCGTGCTCTGCCTCATGTGTTCTGCTCCCGCTGCGCCTTGCGAGTCTTCTCGGCCTCGCGCGCCGTCGCCATCGCGTTGATCTCGGCCTGCGTCATGTATGCCTGGGCGCCCGCGGCGCTGCGCGTCGTCGCCATGTCCATGCGCCGCTGCGCCTCCGCGTTGCTCACGCCTCCGAGGAGCGCGCCAGTGCCCGCGGCGACCGTCTTCACGCCGTCGACCGTGAGCTCGGCCCATGCCTTGATCAGCCCTGCGAGCCCGCCCATGCCGCCGCGCTCGTCCATCATGCCGGCGAAGAACGTGTCCGCGATCCCCTTCGTCGAGGCCGCGGCCATCTCGGCGGCGGGAGCCGCGGCAGCCAGGCGCGCGGCTGCGCCGAGGTCGACGCCTGCGGAGGGCTTGCCCTCGGCAAAAGCCTTCATCGCCTCCTCGCCGCGCTTCGTCGCCTCGGCGAAGCTCGTGACGATGATCTCGGCGCCCTTGAACGGAAGCAGCGCCGCCATGATCGCGCCGCCGATGCCGATGCCGCCGGCTGCGAGGCCGCCCATGCCCATCGCGCCCGCCATGCCCGCGGCCGCGCCGAGCTTGCCGAATCCACCGCCGCCCAGGGCGAGCCCCTGCTTGCCGACGGTCTGGAGCTGCTTCTGCGCCTCGCGGATGCCCTTCTGCATCGTCTTCGTGTTCACGGTCACGTCGACATTGAGCGTCGGTAGCTTCATAGGTGTCCCTCGAGCTTGATCGGCTGCCGGCGCGCGCGCTTGCCGTGCGTCCGCTTCTGCATCTGGAATGCGATCTCACGGGCGAGGAATTCGCGCACGCGAGGCCCGACCGCCTGGTGCACGAGCTTCGACGCCTGCGTGCCGCGATGGTAGGTGCCGCGCCCGCGGTGCCGGAGCTTCCGCTTCCACCCCTTGCCCTTGCGCCCGTCGGGCTTCGGCATTCCCTTGCGCCACGTGTGGAACCCGAGCTCGGCGAAATGGCTGCGCCATCCCTCGCCCTCGGCGTCGTACATCTCGCGCCGCTTGCGGCCGACGAGCCCGTCCTGTCCCGCGAAGCCCGGGATGATGCGGTATCCGACGCCGAGCCATGCGATCCCGTTCGGCCAGTACCTGATTCGGTACGCCTCGTGCTTTGGGTTCAGATGCGTGTTGAGCGGCGCGATGCGCGCCATCTCGTACTCGGCGAACTCGCGCAGCGCCTTTCGGACGATGCGGTCAGAGACGGATATCTCGAACTGGTTCAGCGCCTCGAGCACCGACTTCTCGCTCGCCGGGTCGATCCTGAAGTTGAGCGGATTTGATTGCATCGAGCCGCTTCCTGATCGCTCGGTAATCGGGCACGTCGAGCTCGATCACGAGCTCGAGTATTGATCGCTCCCACGGAGCCGCCGAGCGGCCTCTCAGGACGCGCGCCAGGAGCGCGCGCGCGTCCCTGCCTAGTCCGAGCCCTCCGAGTACAGCCGCTCGATGAGCCCGTTCGCGTGCAGCGCGAGGTCGAGCGGGCACCTCATCGCGTCCTCGGGGGACGCGAAGAGCGGCGCGCCCGAGTCGTCGAGGAGGTGCCGCGCGATCGCCCACGCGCGCGAATGCGAGGCGCCCTTCTCGTTCGCATTATGCGCGTCGACAAGGTCGCAGAGCGAGGGTCGCTTGAGCTTGAGCGTCTGCCCCTTCCACGTGAACGGGAGCGGCTCGAGGGCGAGGATGGCGCGTATGTCGGTCATGCCGGGAGCATGGTAACCGCGCCACTGAGCTGGAGCTGCACGGTCTGCCGGACGACGTCCTGCATCGCGACGGCGTTTCCGATGGACGTCACGAAGAAAGTGCCGGTGTAGCTCTGGTCATTGTTGCCGTCCTCGACCCATTTCCAGATGCACGTGATCAACGTGCCGTTGAGGAACCATCCCTCGAGGAGCTTCGTCGCCGCGTCCGCGCGGTCGTAGTAGAGCGTCAGGCTCGCCGTGCCCGACTTGATGCCCGCGATGTACTTGCGGTCGACGTCGCTGATCTCGGTGATCTCGACCGTCTCCATGTTGAGCGTCACCGAGGCGTCGATGACGCCGTCGAAGGTAGCCGCGCTCGGCGCGGTCGTCGTGAGGAGGAAGTCGCGGCACGTTCGCGGTGTGACTGCCATTGTTTATCTCCAGTAGATCGTGGCGACGGTCATCGCCGTCGCGGGCTCCTGCTCGTCGCCCAGGCCGACGGCCTCGGGCTCGAGCATCTCGTTCGTGATGAAGACCGTGCCGAAGACGAGCCCGTCGTAGGTGCCGGGCTTGAGCGCCGCGCGCACCTTCTCGGCGAGCGCGAGCGCATCGGCGCTCGTCGCCGCGATCGAGTTCACGGTGACCTGCGCCTGCATGATCTCGGCGCCGAGCTCGGCCTCCGTCTTCGAGTCGACCGAGTACGTGACCGCCGGCAGCGCCGTCGTCTGGAGCCGGTAGCCGTGCGTGACGCGGGCGTCGGGTACGGGCACCGGGTTCGCCGAGAGCGTCGTGCCCGTCGTGAGCATCGTGCGGACGGCTTGCTCGAAGGTCGCCATTTACGCCACCTCCTCGCACTCGATGACCGCCACGCGGTCGGCGTTGTCGAGATTGATGATCGACTGCACCTTGAGGTCGCGTCCCTCGACGCGGATGCGGTCGACCTCGGTGAGCCCCGAGTTCTCGACCGCCGTCCACCGCGCGCGGATCTGGAACTGCCGGCGCACCGCCACGCCGTCGGCGTAGCTCGCCTCCTGCGCGCTCGGGTTTCGCACGTCGCAGTAGAAGAACCCGCCGGGAGTGAAGACGTCGGTGCGCAGGCCGAGCGTGTCCTGCGCGTTGCTCGCGACGAGCCGCACCGCCTTCGACCGCAGGAGCCCCGCCGAGATCATCGGATGAAGCTCCTCGCGCGGTAGCTCGAGAGGATGTAGTCGACCGACATCGGCACGGCGTTCAGCCCGACGGGTTGGAACGCCTCGGGGTTGTTGTACCACCCACCCACGAGCGCGATGATGCAGTGCACGAGCGCGTTGGGGATCGCGTTGTAGCCGCAGTCGACCGAGACGGTGATGTTCGTGCCCTCGTAGAGCGCGGGCGTCTCGAGGAACCTGAGCACGGGCGCGGGACCGTTCGAACGGTCGAGCCAGTAGTCGGTCGCGGGCATCAGCGTGTTCGCGTTGCCGGCGTCCTGGTACTCGACCTTCGTGACCGACGTGAACGGCAGGAGAGGGATCGCCGTGTCCTCGAACCGAGCGAGGAACAGCTGCCGCACGAGCGGGGTCATGTAGAGACCTGTCTCGCGCTCGACGAGCTCCTCGGCCGCCTCTCTGTACAGGAGGAGCGTCGTGTCGTCGTCCGCGTAGTCGATCTTCAGCGCGGATTTGATTGTGGAGAGCGGGATGCTCATGAAAGCCCCTCGGCGGGTTTCCCCGCCGAGGAGCCTGGAGGAAAGATGGAATCAGACGCGGATCGCGGCAAACGCCTCGGCGAGCGTCACGCGCGAGTCGGTGCGCGCCCACACGTACATCGTGGTCGCCGCCGAGCCCATCGCCGAGTACGGGTCGACGGTCGCGGTCATGCCGGTGCGGTCGAAGATCTCGAAGTAGGTGAAGTCGCCGACGATCGCGTAGACGGTGTTCTCGACGGCGCTGCCGGCGCCATTGTTCACCCACTCCGAGATCGAGTACGGCACGCCGTACAGGGTCGCGGGAGCGCCGCCGTTGAGAGTGTTGCCGTTCGTTCCGGGCGTCCAGACGTACTCCGTCGCGGGCGTGTAGGTGTTGGTCGGCGTGCCGACGGTCCCGTAGGTCGTCTTCAGCTTGCGCGCGACCTTGAGGAACTCGTCGTGGAACAGCCACCGGAACCGCGGCGAGGCGCGGTACTGCGGCTTCACCGCGTGCACCGCGTCGATGATGTTGTCGGCGGTCACGTTGGTGATCACCTGCGGCTGCGTGCCGAGGTTGATTCCGGTCGTGATTCCACCCGTGCGCGCGATGCCCTGCGGGCCAGAGGTGCCGGCGCCGGTCGTGAAGTCCTCGTCCATCTTGCGGCCGATCGCGAGCGCGAGGCGGTTCGAGACGTAGTCCATCACCGAGCCGATGCCGGCGTTGCCGATCGCGTCCTCGATGAACTCCTGCGAGACCTGGGTGCCCGCGCCGTACTTGTACGGCGTGACCGCGACCGTCGACCAGGAGGGATCGGAGAGCGTGACCGCGGCGCCTTCGCCGACGAGCGCGGCGGTCGGCAGCGCGTTCTCGACGAGGAGCGTGCGCTTCGAGTCGATCGTGTTGATGGTCGCGAGCTGGCGGATCACCGACGCCTGGTAGAGCTTCTCGCGGATGCGGCGCTCCATGTCGGTCGGAACGTTGCTGCCGGCGGTGAGGCCGAGTTGCCCCGAGCCAGAGGCGATGGTGGCGGTGCCGAGCGCGCGGGCGCTCGCCATGTCGCCGCGCAGGACGCTCGTGAGCCATTCGCGCGACTCTGCCTCGCTGCCGCCCTCGATGCGCGGGGCGCGCGTCTGGAGCGTCGGCTGCGCCTCGAGCTTGGCGAGGCGCGCCTCGAGCGCGGCGTTCTGCGCCTTGAGCTCGGCGGCGGTGAGCGCGGCATCCATGCGCGCAAACATCTGCTTCTCCTCGCCGCTGCCGTGCGTGTCGACGAGCTCGGGCGAGAGCCCGGTGCGCGCCTCGAATGCGTTGAGCCCGCGGCGGTAGACGTGGGCGTCGTTCTCGAAACTGTGGTTGACCTTGACGTCAGACATTCCTGATTCTCCGGTAGAAGGTTGCGAGCCGTGCGTCGATCGCGTCGGCGAGAGCCACGGAAACGCTCCGCAGGCTCGAACTTGTCTGGGGGTATGCGGCGTCCTGGACGATGGACACCTCGACGAGCGTCGCCTTCCGCACGAGCCGCTGCGTGCGATCCTTGTTCCACGAGTCCTCGTTCACGAAGAACCCGAAGCTCATCTCGCCCGTGAGGTCGCCGCGCTCGAGCAGCGCGCGGACGTCGTTGCCGAGCGTCGTCTCTGGAAGGGTCGCCTCGAAGGCGAGCCCGTTCCGGTCGCTGCGCAGCTTGAGCGTGCCCGATCGCGTGCGGGCGAGCGGCATCGAGGCGTCGTGGTTGTAGTAGAGCTTCACGTCTGCGCCGGACGCGAGCGTCTCGTTGAACGCGCCGGGAGCGATGCGCTCGCGGAACTTCCTGCCCTGCTCGACGATCTCGCGGGAATCCTGCCCGTACACGGCCGCGTAGCCGGCGAGCGTGCGCCCGTCGATCGTCTGCTCGGTCGCCATGACGTCGCGCCTAGAAATCATTCGGTGTACCTTCCTGCGCGCTCGTGTCGTCGCCGAGGTTCGTCTGCCCGCCGCCCGTGCCGACGTTGAGCGCGAGCGTCGGCTCGTCGAGCCCGGGGAGCGGCGGGAGGTCGAGCTCCTCGCGCGCCTCGTTGCGCGTCATGAATCCCGCCTCGACTGCGGTGCGCAGCGCGGCCATCGTCTCAGCCATGCCCG